TTCTCCGCGAGGTCAAAAATTTAATCGATTGATGGGGGGGGATTCATTCCCCGACAGTTTCAATTTTCCCATTTTCAAATCTCCATCGTCTCTGTTTCGTTTCGAAATGCTCGGCGTTGTGACAATCAAAACACAAAGCCTCGAGATTATTGAAGCTCAAAGAGATATTCGGATCATGGACATTCTTCGAATTCAGATGAATCTTATGATGAACGAACCGAGCCGGAACATACAGACCTTTCTCGCGGCATCTCTCACAAAGATGATTCACTCTGTCAAGATATTGTTGCCGACAAGTCTTCCACTCTGCCGTCTTATAAAAAGATTCATCAATACTTCTCATAATTCTCAATTCAAAAAAGGAACCGTGATGGCTCACGGTTCCAAAAGACTAAACAATGGAGATTGCATATGGTGTGGGAAACAATTCAAAATCCCTACTATCATAATACGGCTTTTTATAGTGACATTCAATGACAATCATGAATATTTATTGTCGATATAGCATAACCAACAATATATAACCACTATAAGCACAAATGCAAGAATCCAAACTAAAATCATAATTCACCTCTCGGAATAAATGGGAATACCGCGTCGAGTGCCTGGATATGATACCGATACAAAGTCCGCTGTTCCGTATTCGTCAATTCTGAGATCGCAGACCACTTGAGCCGGTTGACATATCTTTCAGTTAAGATCGTGCGGAACACATATGATTCAACTTTGTCAATGACATTGACTGTCTCAAGATCATGATTGAACAGAATGATTTCTTTATTCTTGAGTTCATCCAAGAAATCCAGATACTCCGTCAACTTGTTTTCCTGAGAGTTGTCGTCATGATTGACCTGGCTCTCACGTCTCGAGAGCGGCTTTGTCATCCGATCGATTTCAGATTCAAGACGTTCGAGTCTCCGTCTCAGAGAATTGATATATATCGACTCTCCATAATTTCGGTTTAACCATTCTTTGGCTCTTTCTTCATTGTTCGTCATCTGCTATCTCCTTTCGGTAATGACATCTGACACATTTTGCAATCAAGTCAATAGTATTTTCAGAATTATCACAGCCATCGCACAATGCATGGTCGGGATTTGTAGTATGATTGCAACCGACATCAGATTCACAATGTTCGGTCCAAACTAGTTTCTCCCAGGATTTACAAGCACCTTTTTTCTGGTCACAAAGATAAATCTTTTTCATCAGGAACCTCCATTTCTTCACCACATCCGCCGCAAAAACTCGGTATATCACAAACCGGACAAACAAGATGATAATCACATTTTTGATGTTTAATGATGCATGTCCATACTCCTTTTTCTTCAATTACCCATCTATCCATGAAATCACCTCAATCCTCTAACTCTGTCACTCTGATATGAATCTGTGCATGATCATGTACGGAATATGCTTTCTCGACAACAAGTCTTGCAATCTGCGCATCATCATTCCAATAGTTCAATTGAGTCATGCAATCTTGTAACAATTTGACCAGATTATCGCAATCGGGTCTTGTGACCTTGTATTTGCCCTTTTTACGCTTGTCTTTTATCGGATAGAAAAATTCAAAGGTTGCGGCGACGGGAGCGATTAAAGGCCGTTCTGGCGCGTTTAAAGACAATATCTGAATATATGTCTCCCTTGCACTTTTCAAATCGGCACCTTCAAAAAATGTCCGGTTCCTGAAATTGGCTCTTTTCATCTGTGCTGTGCCTTTTGGAATCTGGTCCATGATCATATCAAATTCAATCTCTTTCATCACATCACTCCTTTACATAATAGCAATAATTGCTTGTCTGATATAAAACCTTGAATCCTGGATATCTCTGCATGAACAATTCATGAGTCAAATCATCTTGGATATGTTCCTCATATGGGTTTCCGTATATCGGCCCTTGCTTGTACCGATACGGAACCGCAACAATGACCTCATGAGAATGATTTCTTGCGTATTCGAGTTCTTTTTGAGCTGATTCAACAGTCATATGCTCGATGACATCTCCATAAATAACAACATCATACCAATCGAAAGCAACATAACGGACATCATCATTAATTACCTGACGATACTTTGATTTGAGATCGTGATTTCTGACATTCGGTTCCCAAATCTCAACGGCATCCATTTCGAATTTCCGATCAATAATGGCTCGCCATTTCCCATCACAGGCCCCAACATCAAGAATAGTTTTCCAATCTGGCCAATGAGCTTCGATATATGATTTGACAATATCTTTACCGATATCAAGACTACTCATTTTTTAATCTCCCACCTCTTTAACTCGCATATCCGCGCCACAGTTCGGACAAAACTCATAAAGTTTCCCCTTCATTCTGATTTCAGGCACATCTTCAAGCAAAGATGTGCGACAGTTCGTGCAATAAATACTGCCTTTGTCAAAATAATCTGTTTTCCCCCACTCCCACTCTCCGTGAGGTCGATCGGGTAACGGCAGAGCCTTTGTTTTTTCCTCCAATGCGTTTATGGCTTTCGTCATGGCTTCGATATAAAGTTCTTGTGTTATTTGTTTTGCATTACCTCTAGGAACGCTCAAATAAATTCGTGCTTTCTTCAAGAAATCAACTGCTTCTATATCTGTCACTTCTCGTCACCTTCTTTCGCCTTTAATCAGATACTTAATCACCCATTCTGTCATATTCATTCCGCTTTACCTTCTTTCATGAGTTTCGCGCCACAATGCGGGCAATAATTGTCATCTTGCAGTAAGCGATACGCTCCGAAGGAAAATTTCCATTTGCATTTCGTACACATCTGATATCCACCGCCAGTATAATCATCATCCTCATAAGATTCTAATGTTGCAGTAGATGGCTCATCTCCTTGTGATCGTTTGAACATCTTCCTTGCAAGTTCATACCCATTCAGATATGATTCTAGCTCGGCCTCGGAATTAAACTTCAGCTGAATCTTACACATTGACATCACCTTCTTTCATTCAAACAATCCTGGCAATAAATACTATTAATTTTGTAATCTCTACTATCGATGTCCTGTGGTACAAACCAATCAGCTTTCGGTTCATGATAGGCATTGATTTCAGCTAATACTTTGCCACATTTCTCACAATGGATAATTGCAGTATAATTACTCATTCTGATTCACCTCTTTTCAATTTGTAATCATAAACACCCTGGTCAATCAATTTGTTCATGATTCTTTTTGTCATGATCGGTGGGACCGACATACCACAGACATATGAAACATTAGTCAAAGACCAGTTTACAAAATCATAATCTTCTGGGAATGTCGAAGCATGAACAATATCATCAATAGAGACTCTTGCTAATTGTTCAATTCTATTAAGATCCCTTCCGGCTCTACAGGTCACAGTCGGCATAACAATATTACTCCAAACAAAAATCTGATTAAATCCAGACCTTGACTTATAGCCCAATCTTTTTTTTACATCAGCAATTGACGAATCTTCACGAATAGCCAACTTCATAAACTTGTATTTTTCAGTTTTTTTGGAAACTTTCTCATAATGAGAGGACATAATCTCTCCGTACAGAATTGGCGCATAATTAAAAGACATATCGAGAAAAAACGGATCGATTCCCAGATCATTCCTGATGGCCACAAAAAACACTCTGTGCCGCGTCTGAGGGATTCCCATCCTTTCGCCTTTACAAATCCAATGCTTGATCTTGTAGCCAGCTTCATGGAACCCCGAATAAATTCTCTGAACATAACTCCAAGCTTCACCGAAAATCAATCCTTCGACATTCTCCATGATGACTGTTTTTGGTCTGAGTTTCTTCACGGTATCGATAAAGATGAAAGACAGATCATCGAGAGTCTGTTTCGCCTGTCCCTCTCTAAACTTTTTCTCTTTGCCCCATGTCTCATCACGGAGTCCGGCCATTGAGAATGTCGTGCAAGGCGGAGAGCCGTCCAGAATATCCAGATCAAACAATTCTGCCGGTACCTGATCATTCGGCAATTTGTTGAACTCCCGAATATCCATCAGGAAATTATATTTCGGATTATGGTTCTTGACATAAATATCATTCATTCTCTTGTCGATTTCGACACATCCCAGGACCTCGCATCCTGCGAGCTTATATCCCATGGTCGAACCGCCGCCGCAAGCGAAGCATGAAAAGACCTTGAGTCCGTTCTTTTCTTTCGGATAATCGGCAAAAGACCATTTCCAATCAGTCGATTCAAAGACCTTGAATTTGTCTTTCTCCTCATTACCGAGCAAATCAAATATGTTCATCTGTTCCATTGTCAGTCTTCTCCTCTTTCAAATTAAGATATTGTATAAACTCATCAAAAATAACCAGAATGCTTTCGATGGTGTCCGGTGGTACCAAGAAAAACATATAGTTATTTTCCGAATCAAGGACCTCTTTTTTGGTGTCCGTGATCCACTTTTTCAATTCATCTTTCGGTCTCATTTTTCACCTCCAAAATGTCAAAAGAGTTAGAGTTTGAATCAGCCGTCTCAAGTCGGAAAGCGCGCCTCAAAGGGCGCTTTTCGTCTTGCGACTGATTCGGTCCCATTTTCCTACTTTTTTAATAAGGTGGAAAATCTATATATATATACTGTTTCCACCTTATTTTCCACCTTATTTTCCACCTTATTTTCCATCTTCAAATTATGTCATTTATGTCGAAATCATGACTTTTTTCGTCTTTTCGCCATTGGATTTTTGTGAAATTTCCCGCCCCTGAACCGCCGATAATAACCTCATATTTTTCAGAATCTTTCAAACGATTTTTAATGGTCTTAACAGAGATTCCGAGCCGCTCCGCGGCCTCTGAATATGTGGCAAACCCGCGAGTCATAATCAGACTGTCAAGAGTGATCTCGAGAGCCGATGATTTCATCTGTTTACGCTCGGGAGTTTCCTTCTTGAACTGGGCCTGAATGTGAGACTCTGGTTCAGCTCCTGCAAGAAGCCCGTCAGAATCCAGATAATGAAGTGGCCACGAAAAGAACAAATCGATCGGTTCCTGTGATGGGAATTCTCTGAGAGTCGTCTCCATTCTCCACGCAGTAGTCTTAGATTCAAATGAATACCAATCGGCGTCAATGGTCTTTTCGAGCTGTTTAAACTTCTGTTCGCCAAAATGCCTCAACACGAAATCCGCTAGCCAGCCGGAGGATTGACGTTCACTAATATTCGTTTTCTTTTTCCATCCTGGAAGATTCGAATCGAGGAACTGAGTCCAAGCATCGATCTTGAATGATTCACGAATGAGAGTCTTGGTTTCTTTGTCAAGTTCCAGTTGTACAAGGTCAAGAATCGCGTCTGCATCTCTGGAGAACACACCTGAGCCGCTCGCACGGTCTGCCGCTTTTTTAAAACCCTGGTCACCTTTGGAGTGATGCTGGACATAGACGACCGATGAGCCTGTCATGCTCGCTATTTTGTCGAGCTGGTTGCAGAACCGAGAAACATCACGAGCGTCGTTCTCTGATCCGTCGTTGACCTTGTAGATCGGATCAATGATGATCATGGCGAACGGCTCCGCGTCGAGTTTTGATGATTCGTTGATCTCAGCAACCAAGGCTCCGACCATTTTTCCGAGCGGGACCGATTGGCCACGGAGATGAAGCATCTGAAAATTGTCCTCATACATCTCAGGTGTCAGCTCAAGAGCGCTGGCAACGTCTGTCACTCGGTTGATAAAAGAATTCGAATCAATCTCAAGATTGAGATACAAGACTTTTCCTTTTCTGCAAGGGAACCCGATGAACTCTGTTCCGGCCGCGACGGAGAGCGCGAGTTCGATCATAAAGAAAGATTTCCCCGCTTTGCTTGCTCCTGATATCATCATCTTGTGTCCTTGCCTCAGAATCCCCGAGACCAGTTCAGGAGCCATTTGCGGTCGCTCCCGAAACTGATTCATTTTGGTGATCTTCGGAAGAACAACGCCCTCTGACATCTGCTTCAAGAGTTTTTTCTTCTCTTCATCAAGAGCGAGCTGGGCATCGATTCTGATTCGGTCCATATCGGGGATAACAGGAGGCATGACCATTTCGGTCATGACCTCCATGTTTTTTGTCTCTGATTCGACAGTTGTTCCGATTACTGAATCCCAATCCATCATATCACTCCCAGGGTAACGGTTCCTCTTCATGCGCTTCATGAACTTCATCAACTTTGTCGATATATGCTCTTACGCGGTTATTCTTCTTTGGCTGACCGTCGTTTCCGACATACTCATTGACTTCTATATCGGCCTTACCTTTCGCACCGAGGACCTTAGTCCAGTCCATCTTAAATGCGACACCAGTCTTTTTCTGACCGATAGACTTGAAAAATGAACACAATTTCCATTCGACTTGAGCAGACAATAAAAGATTCTCTTTGATGACCGTCGTACCTTGTGGTGCGGTTATGGTCAATTCAAGAGCGGCTTTCGGACACGGCTCAATCTTGGTCGATCCGTCAAACCATTCTTTTTCGAACTTAGTGACGGTAAAATCATAGATTCCCTCCGGCAATAAAACAAACTGACTTTCATTCTGAATAACATCATCCCAATTCATGATTTCTTCCCTCCGTTTTTAATGAAAAATTTGAATCTGTCCCACTTTGCAATCAAGTTATTTTCGATGTAATCATCAGGAATTTCATCGAGTTTACTGTATTTCCCACCGAGCGCCTCGAGAACCTTTTTCTCTGAAATCTTGTCATTCTTCATGAGCGCTCGGAGCGCATCTTTCATATTCATTGGTTCATCTGGAACCACGGACTCGATGTCGAATGGCTGATCATTCTGATTACCCATCAACGAACCTGCAGGCACACCGAAATCAATCTCGGCTTTTGGCGCGGAGTATAATTGATAGATCGAATCATAAGAGAGCGGCAATTCTTCCGCAAGATTGAATCTGTTCTTAGCATCCCAACAAGAATGATGAGTCGTGTACATGACTCGTTCTCCACCTTGAGCCTTTTTCTTACGGTCCGGTCCTTCACCTGAAACAATGACTGTTGTTTTGTAGTTACAAAACAATAACAAGTCAGCCCATTCCTTGACCAATGGTGCGGACCTCTTTGTCAGCTTGAGTTCCCACCGATCATATGCGCCCATTTCATCAGGTTGTTCGAACTTTGTTATTTTGGCATGAGCCAATAATGTGACATTGAGTCCGGCAAAGATAGCGGCATCACATTTCTCGAGGAAACGTTTCATTTCCTCTGCAACATAAGTATAACCTTTAGAATAACCGAAAGACTCGATTCCGTCTTTCCCGTATTTCTTGCAGACCTGTTTCGTGATCAGAAGTTCCAGAGCATCGACCGTATCAAAAACGATGGTCTCGATCCCGAGTTCTTTTCTTCTGTTGATGATCTCCGTGAAATCGGCCATGATCTCGTTAAAATCCTCGAATGGTTTCGAGATTGGTCTTGTTCTCTGGACCGCAAGTCTCGCTGTTCCGCATTCGATATCAAAGAAAATCGCTTTCGGCATCTTTGATGCGAGAGTTGATTTACCGATACCCTCGGCGCCGTATATTACGGCTTTTATTGGAGTATTTTCAACCCCGTTTGAAATTTCTATCATAGCAACCTCCTATTTTTTATGAAAATTCTGATGAATAGCCAAGATTCATGACTTGTTCTTCAAGAACAAAATTATCATGATTGACTTCAACTTTGGCATCGTTTTTGATTCTCTCAAGCCTTTTGTCAAAGCAAGCCTCACAAAGATACTTTCCGTCAAGTTCATAAGCATCCTGGCCGATCTCAATAGTTGTGCCGCAATCGTCACAACGGATGAAATTGTAACTCTTAATCATATTTCACCTCCCTTTCTGACATTAATATAAACGAGTCTGAAATCGCCCTCGCCTTTTCGGCACCTCATCTTAATATCTCGGTCCGCTTTAACACCAAGAATCAAAGCGAGTTCTTTTGCCGAATCCGCAAGTGCAATGGGAAACTCATATCGGTCATGTGATACCTTCATGTAGATTTCTTGTTTCATTTTTCGTCATTCGGAAATTCAAGCGGTTTATCATCATCAACAACATTCATCTTGAATTGTTCATTAAACCGATTATTGAATGCACGAATCGATGATTGAATCTTCTCGAACAATAAGTTTTCCGTTGTTTTCCGTAAATCCTCTTTCCTCATCATCTGAGAAAGAATAATGATCAGCTCAGATTGTTTATCGATTACTCTGTGCAATTCTTCAAGTTTCGAATTACAAGAGCCAGTCAAAACAATGATCGCAAGAATAAGAGCGACATTTGCAAGAACACTAATAATCGAAAGCAAAAAATAAATTTTCTCCATTTTATCTCCTTTCATGGTCGGGTGATCGGCTCAATCTCCGATATCCGATACCAATTGATTTCCTTTTTTTCTAATAGCCAATGAGGAATATAAATCAAAAACTCACCAGTGACGCGATTTCTCTTAATATTGATGATAGACTTAGGAAGATATTCCGTCCGATCATCATAACCAGTCAGACTCGGTCCCTGAACCGTGATTTTAATTGCACCTTTAGTCTGATTGATTTCTTTCATTTTACCGACATAAATCATTTATCCCTCCACAATATCATCAATAGTGCAATCAAGGACATTTGCAATCTTGACAAGACTTTCGAACTTCGAAAAAGTTCGGTTTCCGTTCTCCCAACTAGCAATAGTCTGATACGGAATACCTGTCTTTTCCGAAAGTTCGGCTCTTGACATTCCTTTTGCGGTTCTCATCTGTTCAAGTTTGTTCAACCATATCACCTCCCTCCGTAAGATTCCATTACATCAGAAATCATCTTTCTGATATCATCTTCACCATTCAAGAATACACCGTATTCATCGGCATTATCACGGACGATCATATCAACGAGATTCTCATTGAAATCCTCACCATCATCGACAAGAAAACAAATGGTCTCAAGACAAACATTGATAAAAAGATTCCATTCTGTCTGAACTAAAGTCTCATAATTCATGATGCACCTCCTATTAGCAATACCATACATAAACTTCATGATATCCACGGACACAAGTTGAACATTCAACGAATCTGATCTCGTTGTAGCCCTCTTCGAAAAGCTTATCAAAAGCCTCATTCGTGGACTCTCTGAATCCTAAATGATGCCATTTATACTTTTTCGGAACATCATTCCCGTTCCACATGACAGATTGCCAAGCACCGAGATTCGTTTTGACGGTTCTGCCATTGATGAGAAATTTCTGCATCGGCTTGCCTCTCTCATCTCTCATCTCTCTTACTAACATTGCGGTTTCCATTGTCTTTGTCATTGTTCTTACCTCCATTATGCGTTTTCAATCTCCAATTCGTTTATCTTGATTTAATTATACATCTGCATAATCATATTGTCAACACATTTGCATAAATTATTTTCAAAAAAAGAAACCGCCTGTCGGGGGTAATGACAGACGGTCCCTTCGTGATATGATGTTCGTTCCGAAGAACGGAACAACCTTTGTTTTTGATGAATTACATTCTATTCATCAAACAGACGGTTTTTTGCACAAAAAAAAGGGCAGTATACGTTGATATACTGTCCTTTGAATGAGATATACTGAGCTTATTGCTCAATGCTTTCTATGTGTCTTTTGAAAGTCCTGATGACAGTTTTTGTTCTTGTCTCAGATAATTTATACTTAGTCGCAACCTGAAAAATAGTCATTCCATGAATCAATCTGTCTCGAATAATCTTCTTATTTCTTGTCGCGTTTCTACCGATCACCCATTCATTTATTAAATATTCGAGTTCACTCTTAGGATATTTTTTCATAAATCACCAACTTTTTTATATCTTTGTTTTATTCAAAACAGCTTCATCTCTTTTCCACTCCTCAGATTTTTCAAACTCGATCACGGTCATCGCGCGTCCGTTCTTTGGGATATAATCGAGCCAGAACTTGAAACCGTCTTTATCCGGCTCACGGTTAAAGAAAACCGCATACAGGATCGTCAGAAACTCTGAGTCATTGAGTTGTCTGTTCACGAACTCTGGACCTGTCAAGAACTCAAGGATCACTTGTGATGGAGTCATGATATCATTTATCAACTGACCGCGCCAGAAATCAAGGCCCTCGCGTTCCGGTTCGCGCTCGAGAATCTCCCGATATAACCGAGTGACAAAATCTCCGATTGTTTCATAATCGAAGAACGGACAATAACCCCATATTTCGAACCCGCGGTCTTTGATTTTTGACTGGACTACGCCAAAGGCATGACCTTTTGCCTCAATACATACTCCATTACCGATATAAACAGCGACATGCTTTTCTTTCCAGACGATCAATCCTGGCATCTCTGGAATCGTTTCAATTGGGCCGCTCTCCGTGCAAAGTTCAATCATCTGGTTTGCGGAAACGTCTGTCTTCGGATCGTATTTCGGACTAGAAGAAAAAGTCTCTGACCACATGGCACCTTTAATGAGTCCAACACAGTCATGAACACGTTTTCCGAATTGTTCACGGAAAGATTGTTCCGTCCATTTTGCAGGCGGGTACTGTGTTTTATACTGCGCCTTTTTTTCAAGGAACAATTTTTCCGATGCGATCTGACCGAATGTCCCGTACCAGTATGGACGGCCGAGCTGGGAGTAACAATATTCAACCAAGAATTTATTTTGTTTCATTTTTCTTATCCCCCTTTTCATCAATTTCCTGTTTTGCTCCTGTGAGAATCTTCTTGATCCACTTCGGCAAACTCTTGTTGTTCGTTTTCATAATATTCTCGGCGATGCTGATCGATTCATTTAGAATGATGTAAACGCCGACAATGGAGCCGAACAGCAAAGACCTTTCGAATGGCAGTGTGATCTTGACTACATCGAGAAGAAGCGGAAAAGCGAGATCAAGGAAGAAAGCAAACGCCATAGAGAACAGAAGAATCATCTTTTTCCAGAATCCTTTTGTGCCGCGAGCGCTCGTGATAGGAACACCCGTCGCAACACTACGGATCAATCCAGATATGATATCAAGACAGATCGCCACAGCGACCAGGATGATCAAGATAATATATTGCTCTGCCATAGTTGCAATCAAGCCGACGGCGCCGGAGATAGCCAGGAGTGTTTTGTTAATGTGTTCCATATCACTCACCTCCTTACAAGACCGTCATTGAGTATTCGATTCGCATCGACATCGTTGGCGTCTTTTCGACCTGTTCTTCGAGATTGTTTATTGTCGCTAGATAGAAATTCGAATAACAGAATCCGCTTCGTGTATATCTCTTTGCAAGCGGCGAGAAAGATGAGAACATCATCGCCGGATAGCAGTTCTCAGGTGAGTAAACGATTCCGTCAGGATCGAACGCATCGGATGAATGTCCATTCGGTCGACTAGGCAACCCGCAATGATAAAATTTCGAACCGTTCAGCAAATAGGCCTGATACTCATCATTCATGAGATACAGTCTTCGGCCGAGCTTTACTGTATTCGGTGACCAGAATTGAGAGCCGCGGTTCGGCGCCGATTTCATAGTGAATACCCCGTTCGGATTCGCCGGATTACCCACAATCGTTGAATCAATCAATTCAAAGTCGGAACTCAAAGCATCCCTTGTGACTTTTACCCATATCATACCGTTAAACAAAGACTCGGTTCCGCTTCCTGTCCAAGCTTGAACGCTTGCATAAACTGGGATCATTCCATCATCAAACGGAAGTCCGTTGATTGCAAGCCACGGAGCGGACGAGAGAGAGCCGAAAATATAAAGCTGGGCGATGATATCTGTATATGTTTTGGAGTAGAGATTGGCAAAGAACCGGCAGAGATTCTCTTGAATCTTGTATGTGGAAGAAGTCATCTCAAAAGTTGACTTGCTGATCTTGTATTGCTTAACAAACGTTGCGACGCCGCGAATCTCACTCTCGTCACCAGACTGAACCATCGAAAAGACTCTGACAAGGTACACATAATCGTCATCGTCACATATGATATACTGTCTCAGATCATTTGAGGTCGGCACATTCTCAAGGATCGTGTATCTTTCAACTTCCTGATACTCGCCCGCTTCGGTCTGCAAAGAAGTACACAAGAAAACGTGTTCGACCTTCAAGATATACAGATTACAGGTTTCCAAGCTGGAATTATACTCGACAGCTACGGAATATCCGTATCGCGGATTAGTGACATCGATCCAGAGCGGACGACGTGACGCGGCTTTGACTGTCCATGAATTACCCGTGTTTTGTGTGTT